ATTCGCTGGGTTGTTGAACTGAACCAAGAACAATGACTGGCGAGCACCGCCACCAGTCAATTGTGCCTTAATGTCATTGATATTAAAAGCCATTTATATTCTCCTATTCCTTAGTTAGTATTTATTAGAACTTACCTACGATCTCGGAGAAACTGACTCCAGTTCGAACTGCAGTAAAATTAAGTTGAATGAAGTTAATTGAGTATGCAGGCTTGATATAAATGTCTCCTACGAATTGGTTGCTATTGACAACTTGTGGAGTGTTGTTAGTAGCGTCGCAAACAACGTAGAAATCAGAAATACCACGGCGTCCTTGTACATCCTTGAGGAATGGAGTGACCAATGAAATAAATTGTGCCTGTGTAAATGAGTCGTTGAACTCAAATAATGTTGTCTGAGCAGCGGCAGAAATTGCCTTCTCAAGAACAATAAAGAGTCTACGAACATTGATATGGCTAAACGCTGAAGACTGCTGAAGTAGAGTCTTGTCACCATAAAGAACTGTACCCTGTCCTGGGAATGTAACCACAGGATTGATACCGGCAGGATATAGAAGATCGCGTTCTGCCTTCTTAGGATTGTAAGCAAGCTTGACGATATTCTTGATCTGTCCACGATTGAACCCAGCAGGTGACCACCACGGATCACGAGTGGTGTCTGTGTATACGCAAAGCCCAGCAATGTCGCCATTGAGTGGGATATAACGATAGACATCATTGTACTTATCGTACTGATACTTATACCCAGAATCCATTACAGCATAAGAGGTGCTACGGTTTAGAGTATTTGAAGTGTAGGTAATAACACTTGAGTACTCATTACCGACATTGTTCACTACTGTATTTTTTGGAGGTGAGCAGAATGCAACACAATCCTTACGAATTGTTGCAATGTTGTCAATGACATACTGCTGAATCAAAGGTGCAACACCGGTTGTTGTATCTGGTGCCTTACCTGTGATGAGTAGTGATGGATTTGAATTTTCTGTAGAGATGAATAGTGACCAAGCTTGCAACAATGTTGATACTGTTGCTGTGGTTACATTCGCTTCACCGAACCCGTCTTGACCACCATTGAATAGTGTTGAGAGCGGAAGGTTGCCCGTTGTTACATTTACAAGATTATTTGCAGTGTTTGCATATGCTGATGAGCCACGATGTGCTGACCACCAAACATAGCTTGAATTTTGACTAATAACTGTTTGATAGTAATTTGAAGAACCATCTTGTGTCATTGAATCTGTTGCACGAGACAATCCTTGCCAAACTTCAAGAATTTGACCTGGTGTGCCTGAGAATGTGCCGTTATAATCTTCTACTACAACGTGAACCTGATCGGTTACACTACTGTTGCCATAGGAATTTTGGTAATATGATGTACCTGGAGCGCCATTGACTGAGTTATAAAATTCCCATAGACGACCCACATTCGCACCCGGGGTAGTTGTACCCATGTTTACCGTAGCGCCCAGTGTGTAGTTGTTATAGAAATTTAATGCTAGTGTGTTAGCAGAAGGTGTTGTTGCAGGCTTAGCTGAGAGTTGAAGATTTTGGAACCCAACAGTTGAATTACCAACTGTGATCCAGTCACCAACTGTGAGTGCTTGATAAGCTGCGTTTGCTGCAACATAACTATTATCAACAAAGGAGAATGTTGCGGTATTTGAACCTAGTGCAAATGTAGTTGAGGCGACATTTGCAATGTTTGATGAAAACTGGGTTGCACTATCGACTTGAGAAATGCGAAGGCTGTTTCCAATTGCACCTGGATACTTTGCAATCCAGTAAATACCTGCACCTTGAGCAGTTGTTGTAAGTGTACCTGTTGCAATGGCAGCGTTATAAGCATCGCTATTTGTGATATTGTAAATCACATTTGATGTTGTGCTGTTTGAGCCATATACAGCAGATGCATTTGCAACGGCAGTAAATGTGCTATTTGACGTTCCGACCCATGAAGTTGTGTCGGTTGTGTTTGCTGCACGGCTTACAAATAGCTGATTGCCATAAGAAAGAAAATTCTTTGCAGTAAAAAAGGTTTCTGCATTGTAGTTGGTAGGTGCACCATAGCGAGTGGCTAGAGTCTTTTCTGAATCAACTAGAACGAGCTGACCAATTGGACCCCAACGGAATAGACCAGCGATTGCGCCAGCAGTGGTTGATACTGCAGGAACAATGGTGGTCAAATCGACTTCGCTTACATTAATACCTGGGCTGACTTGGAATCCCATTTTTTTCTCCCTTTATGCCGAAATAGATAGAATATCTTATTCTGTTATATTTATAAAAGCCAATTATTAAACGGCTGCTCCGATTCTTCTTCTTCGGGTTCAGAACGCCAGACATCATCTATAAAGCCAAATGGTGAAAGATCTTCTTCTATTGTCTTTTGATTGTTTGCTAGTACCTCAAGCCTTGCATCGTTGTTACTCAGCTCTTTGAAGTATTCCTGATTCACAAGCCACGAAAATAGTACGCAGCACATTACTAGATCGTCATGCTCTCCTTCTTCGGCTTGATATTTGCCGTTGTGTTCTATGAATCGATACAGTTCATACAAGAGGTCATAGTCATTAATTATCAATTTGTCGCTTTCAACGAGGCTCTTGAAGTTAGCACAACCAATCCTCTTGACCTGGACAGTTGTTCTAACTCCCAAAGATATTCTGGTCATTCCCATGCCAGAATTGATTTTTTGTCCTGCACGACCCTTGGTTCTTGTAGTGATGACTTCATCGTATTCTAGATCATAGTGTAAAATATCTGCGATTTGTTGTCCTACATCATTTGTTTCTATGAGAGCATATGCCATATTATAGTGTTTTGATACATTATAAATTATGGTAGGATAAACAAGCGCGGCTACATCATTGTTTCTATACTTGGCGACAACCTTATAAGGAACTTGAGTAATGTCAAATACAATGAATGCAGAATAATCAATACCCGATCCTCGAGAGGTATCAACGACGCTCATGTACACATGATTTTCTATAGGATGCTCATAGACATCAACGTCACCAGAAGAAAGAATAGGGTTGATATATGTAAGTTGTGCTAGTTTTTCGCCGCTGATCAACGTATCAGAACTACCTAAAAAATTACAGTTATGTGATATTATATCATTAGTATAATATGCATGATTTTCCACATTCAATAAGTCAAAAAATTCAAATTCTCCTTTTTCATATTCAATGTGAAAAACCTTTTTAAAGCCTTTATCACAAGCTATTAAATCGTTATCATAAATGTCTTTAGCTTCTTTCCATCCAAAAGAACATAATAAACGATGTGATAAAGAACATTTTATTTCAGACCCATCATGAAATTGTATTGTAATTCTTTCTGTTTTTTTTATTTTTTGAATCCCAGAAAAAGATTTAAACCCATCTTTTGATAAAACTTTATATTTTTTATTTACAAACATTGCGCTTACCTGTTTATAATATCTTTGATTGCGACTTTTTTGGATTCATTTGTTTTTATGTCTAATAATGTAATTTCGGTATTTCCGTCTACACACTCATACTCTTGTTTGAATTGGCGCTCACTAGTATTATCTATAGTCAACTTTTTCCAGTCATCGTCTCTTCCTGGAATTTGTGACCAATGCACGTCTACTCGAACATAGTGATTTTTTCCATTTTCACTTTCGGTCCAAATTTTATAAAACATATTCATGCCATTCGGCGTTGACGTAATCAAAACCTTTGTAGTTTGACCTGACGAGATTGTAGGATAAACTGAGGCAAAGAATTGTTCTTGAATATTATTGGGAACGAATGCAAACTCATCCAAATACACAAGATTAAATGAACCGCCGCGAACTGCAGATGATGATGTAGCAGATGCTAGAATTTTTGAGCCATTTTCAAGTTCAATATTGCCCTTGTTCCATTCTACCACACCCTGTTGCAACCACTTAGGCAAATGCTCAAACATCAATTGTATTCTGGAAAGAATTTCTCGAGCCTGCCGATCTTTATTTGCTAGAATGGCTATATTATAACTTTCAGTAAAAAGAACTTTGTGTAGCATGTAGGCTGCTACCGTAGTTGTCTTTCCGACCTGTCTAGGCATTTTACAAATAACAAAACGATTACTTTCAAATTTATTGATCATATTGATCTGAAAAGGCCACAAATCAAAGTTGACAAGTCCTTTATCAACGTGTACAATACGACAGTAGGTTTTGATGAAATACTCTTGATCACGAGCGCACTTGCCGAACTCTTTAACAAGTTCTGGTGTCCATTGAATGGGAACTGCTGCTCGCTTGAGATTTTTATTACCCAAGTATGCCGTATTTGATATAGTATTAGCCACTATTCACCTTTGAGTAATTTTTGCAGCTCTGCCGTGCTTCCTACAAACAAATTATTATTGACTGTTTTGCTAGTATCAACTTTATCTGTCGATTGAATTTCTTTGATTTGTTTTGAGAGATGAAGAAGCTTTTGATTAGCATCTACAAGATTAGCGACCATTGCACCCACGACTTCATAGGCTCTCGGGTTTTGTGCTTGCTTGGCAAATCCAATCATATCATCAAGTGCTTCTTGACCACTTTGAATAATCTCATAGAGATTGCCTCGAGCAAACTCGAAGTCGTTTTCTGCGGTTGCTTTGGTATCGTCCTGTACAAGAACAACACTATTTCTGGTTGTTGTTTGAGCAGGAGGAGTATTTGTCACACCAAGAATGGTACTTATATTTTGTGTATTAGTTATCATAACCTATATTAGAATAAAAATCAGTG